AACATTAGCTAGAAATCCTATTTTGCTTTGCTCTTTAGCCGTCAGCCCCTTAGACATTTGTGCAAAGGTATTAGTAGCTTGTGCATAATCAGGGGACTCGTCTTTAATTGCTTTCATTAAAGCATTGCGAGCATCGGTAACTTTACCAGCAGTAAATTTATTTTTTAGCGATCTAGCTTTGCCGCTTAAGTATTGTTGCGCTTGATGCAATACTTCCAAGCTAGTATCAGGCTTATCTGCAAACTCGGGAAGCTCTTTCCTAACGGCTTTAATGGCTTGCTGTATTCTTGGATTGCTTTGTACCAGCTCTACTGCATTATCTGCGGTTAGCTGTGGAGTCCGCTCAAAAGCCGCTTCGTATAATCCTTTAGTAGCTTCTTTCCGAGCTACGCCCAAATCCTCAAGTAAAGACTTTGCGCCTTCTACAAGTCTATTAGCTCCAGCGTTTACGTTGCGGACTGGAGCTACCTTGTCTAGGGTTTCAGTAATGCGATTAACCGCATTAGCCGCACGCTCTTCAATAGCTGTTTTTGCCACTTCAATAGAAGCTGGATAATTAGCTACTAATTTAGCTTGTTGATATAACGATGGAGAGCCTACAGCTTCAGGAATAAACACTGGCTTCCCAAGCTCTCCCGCCCTTCGTAATGCTTGCTCTGCTGTCGGTACTGTCTCTGGTGCGGCTTGCGATAATACCTTAGCAAGCTGAATCTCTTCTGGCGTGTACCTTGCCCCGCCTAAAGTAATCGCTCCACGCTCGCTACCTAATGTAGTTCCAGCTTTTGCCAGCGCTCCTCCAAGTGTTTCGGTAGCATATTGAGCAGCCTTACCAATCACAGGGCCAGCAATAGCACCGGTCCCGCCACCCATTAACCCCCCAGCCAATCGCTGTCCTGGCTCTGCTGAAGCTGCGCCGTATATGCCACCTTGCGTAGCTCCTATTGCTGCAAGTTGCCCAACCGTGGGGGCTGCCTTGCCTGTTGCTCCTAATAACAATCTAGACGCAAGACCAGGCGCTGCCATTGTAGCTGCTGGAATAGTTCCAGCTATCCCCCCAACAATTTCCGCTCCTAATGCAGTCCCAGGATAAGCAGTTCGCATGGCTTCTCGCTCTGCTTGTTGTGCAGCAAGTCGCTCTGAATAAGAAGGGCCGCCAGTAAGTGCCCCTAACCCTGCCAATGCCTCATCTGACAACCCGAGGCTTAAACCTTGCGCACCAAATGAAAGAGCGGTCCCTAATCTGCCATATAAATCAACATTGCTTTGAGCTTCTTGCACAGCCTGCCGAGCAGCTGCAAATTCAGCAGCTTTGTCTGCTGGAATAGCTGGAGGCTCGTAACTTTGTATTTGTGCAAATAACTCTTCTGCTGTTGCCATTTATTTTGCGCCGTAAATATTTGCTGCTTCTTGCTTTAGTTGGTTAATTTTAGCTGGGTCAGTTGTGCTTTTTAACTGTTGTAAAATGCTAGCTAATTGACTTTGTTTATTTTCTGATTGCTTCTGTTCGCCAGCAACCTTTGCCCAAGGCTCGGGCTCTCCAATATACGAAATAGCTTTTTTAGGAATACCGCGATCCGTTGCTATGCCCTCATAAAAATCTTTGGTAGTTTTATAGCGTTCGGCTTGAGCTTCATAAGCACGTTGAGCAATTCGCATAATTCCTTGACGAGTCTCTTCTTGCAATCCTCCTTGGCCAGATAGTGCAGTAGCAAGTTCACCCTTAAAGCGATCTGGAATGCTTTGACTTGCCATAATTGCAGCTTGTTCACCTTCCCTAACTGCCATGCCTGGCTCTATTAACTGAACAGCACGGCGCACTAATTCCTGAGTAGCTACGGCGCTAGGGTCTTGAACGGCTTTAATAACTACCTTAGCTGCGGTATCAATTAGGCTAAAGTTTTTTACTTCTGGCAAAGTATTAAACTCTTTGCGTAAAGCGTCCGCTTCGCCACGACGATCGGCTGTAAGTTTAGCTTGTGCTGTTAAAGCATCTCTTTCTGGCTTTGTTAAAACTTCTTGTGCTTCAGGCCGAGCAAGTATGCTAGCTGGGTCTCTTTGTGACGCTAGTTCAGGACTCGTAAACATTTCTCCCGCTACACTTGGAGCTCCTCCAAACAAAGCTGCCCTTCTAGCTTCTCTTTGCTTATCAAGCTCGCTTAATTGTGACAAAGGAACTCCCATATCCTTTGCACGAGCCAAATCAACATCGAGCTCTGCTAGTCCACGCTTTGTAAGCAAGTCTGCCTTTCTGGCCTGCTCCTGCTGAGTTAATGCAGTAGCTAACGTAGAAAGCCTAGACTGATACATTGGGTCAGATACGCCGCCAATAAAATCAGTGCGAGCTTGTGGTGTGGAAAGCCCCTGCATTGTATTAGCCAGCGTATTAAGCTCTAGCGTACTTCTAGCGGCTTCCTGCCTAGCTTGATAGCCTAACAACGATTGAAGCAATATTGAACCTAAACCTATACCAATGGCCTGCCCTGTTGAGCCGTAAGGGTTAATTAGGGTAGGAGCTACCTGGCCTAATGTTTGTGCAGCAATACCGTACCCAGTATCAGCACCAGTGTAGTTTAAACCTTGCAATGCCTCTTCTAGTGTTGCCATATTAGCTACCCATGCTGCGGCCCCAAGCGTTACCTGCGGCGCCTATAAAACTTGCTATCCCAGCTGCCCAAGGATTTGGTTGTGGCTGCTGATTGTACCCTCCTGCAATTTCACCTGCCAACATTCTATCGTATGGAGTTGGCCCTGCCGCTCCTCCCCCACCTTGAGACATTCTTGCTATCTGCAACCTATTTTGTCTTTCAAGCTCGGCTTGTTTAGCTTCCCAACCCTGCTGCTGTTGTAGTTGTTGATTTTGATACTGAGCCCCTACACCTGCCATATATGGCGGTAACAATGCTCCAAACTGCTCGTAAGGTCGCATAGCTAAGGTATTAGCTTCGGTAAATTGCTGTTGCCGTACGCCATAAGCTGCCTGCTCTGCTGCGCTCATAGCCTCTTGCCTAGCTAGGTCCTGACGCTGATTTAACTGCTTGTATAGCCCTTGCGCTGCTTCTGAGTTAGGGTCTAGGCCACGCTCTGCAATCTGTCGCTGTACGTCTACCTGCTGGCGGCCAAATTCTTCAGCGTTACGACGCTCAAACTGTTGCATTACGTTCTGTCTAGCTCGCTCCATCTCCGGCTCAAAGTTAGGCTGATACTGCTCTCCTTGAAACCGTTTAAGCATATCTTGATAAACCGCCCCAGCTCCAAGAAAACCCTCTTCAGTAACCGATTCAGGAGTAGGTGCTGCCGGAGCTGCTGGCCCTTTTTGTCCAGGCATTCTAACCTGTCCACCAGATGTTTTAGCTAAGTACTCATTAGCAGCTTTTCTCCCTTTGTTTTGCAGTACCCGTTGATAGCGCTCTTTTTGCTGAGCGTTTAGCCCCTCGAAAGCTGCCCTGTTTTCCTCGTACTTGAATTTAGTGTCAGTCGGCGTAGAAGTGCCTGGTTTCGCTCCCTTTGTTGGAGTTGTAGTCTTTTTTGGATCTCTTGTGGTTGCACCTTTTCTAGCCATACTTATACCTGTCCCCCTATATCATAACGTATCTCAAACCCAAGAATTTGCATACTTGTATTCTTAATCGAACCACCAAATCTTACAGCAGCACAATGCCCTTGGCCTTTAACCGCAAACCTGTCAAAAACATATTCTATATCTGACGACCACGGACTGCCCCAAGGACTGCCCCAAGGAGTGAAGTTTCCTGGAAGCGTAGTTACGGAAGACACTGTCGGCTGTCTTCTAAAATCAGTATCTAACCCTAAGTTAAGAGTAACCCCTCTTCTTACTCGCATGATAGGTCTAATATCCTTGAATGCTTTGTAGTTGCTACGAGAGCCGTAGAAGCTAAATGCAGTGCGACCGTTAAACAAGATTGATTGCCCTGCTGAAGCGATTACCGCATCTGCTTGACCAGTCTCGCCCTGCCAAATCTCCCCAATAGAAGAAGCGTAAAAAGGTAAATTCTTAAACGCTGTTGCAGCTAGTGCATGAGTATCACTGTAAAGCTCAAACACGGTCCAACCTTTAGTGTCGATGCTGTAAACAAGAAACTTGCAGCCGCTACCTGTAGTAGGAATACTTAAGTAAACTCTGCGTCCTTGTGGCCAAAAGAAACCCGTCCATTGATGGTCAAATGGAGTAGATAGAGCGTACTGGCTGATTAGCGGATTAACTCGCTGGCTAACAATGTTTAGTGCGGCTTCAGGGTCAGATTGAAAAAGCCCAGATAAAGGTACTATGCCCTGCTCTGTAATTACCCATATATCATTGTTAACCCTGACAAAAGCCCTATAACCTAGCGGTCTGCCGATATAGTATCTTGCGACTATTCCCCAAGTCCCAGGGTCTCCGGCATAAGTTCCTGTGTAAAAGACTATCTCTCCTTCAGAGGTGCAGGCCCAAAAGTATTCTTGGGTAGCTAGATTGGCGCTATTCGTAAAGCTGCCGATACCAACCAAATAACCGCCTCTAGTGCAAACATATTGCAAATCGAAAGAAGTAAGAGCAGGAGTGCCACCTGTGCCAGTAACTTGTAATCCACCATACCAAACCTTTAGGGTATTAGCCTCTATGAAGTATAACCGCTCTTTGTGTGCAGTTACGTTAATTAGCGATGATTTAGCTACGCCAGTAAAGGTAACATCAGAGCAGGTAGTTCCGTTGAACACCTGCGCATTATTTACCCCGTTACATAGGTATAACCTATTAGCGTAGGTTACAGTCTGCCAATCCCCGCTTGTTGGTAGGGTAGTTCCAGTAACATCTGTTACCGTACCTGATTCGGATACGGAATAAATTTTGTTATTTGTGCAGGCTACCAGCTGACTAGTCCCATTAGCTAGGTGCAGTGTCGTAATTAACTTAATGGCATTAGTAGTGCCTATCGTTGCAAACCTGGTATAGCCATTTCTAATTGTAGGAGCGCCCGCCCCTGGGAATACGTTTGTAAGCTCCAAGGCGTACTGCGGCTCCATGTTATCAATGGGGCTCACCAAGTCCAACCCCGCATAAGGGGGTGGCATTGTAAAACCTTGGAACGCCATTAATTACCTTTTGTTGTATTGTGGCATGGCGGTTAACTCCATTTGCCGCAACTGATCGTTGTATTGCTGCATGGCCTGTTCTCTGCTGCCGTACATCCCAGGACTCAAACGATACTGACCTCCCATGTTAGCTGATGGCTGTGGCATCTGAGGCATGCCATTCCACTGATACATTGGAAGTTCACGATACATCTTATCCATTGGCATATTTGGTTGCCCAGGGCCAAAGCCAGGGACAAAACCTATTGGTGATTGTATTGCCCCAGGGGAATACCTTCCCACCATATCATCAACAGGACTGCGCCAAGGATTTTGCATATTAGGCATAGGTCCCTGCGGTTGCTGCATAGGCGCTTGCGGTTGCCGTTCTATTGGCCTGCCCTGCCCAGAAACAAGTCCACCACTAGCGCTGCGATATACGCCAGGGGATAGCCTTTCCATGGCTACTTTAGCAGGATTTACTTTGCCCCTAGCTTGTTCGCTGCCTGTAGTAACTGGCTGAGTCCTAACTCGTGGGTTTTTGTTTAATGCTGTTTTTCTTGCCATAATTACTTTCTTTTTTTATCGTAATTTATTCGTAAAGCTTCTCCAACTGTTTTAGCTGGCCCAACCTCTCCCTTGTCGTTCATATACATACCAGGAGAAACACGAACCACTTCCCCTTTAGGTGGCTTAGGTGGCTTAGGAGGAGTTACGCCTACTCCTGCTTGCTGTGCAAACTTTGATTTGCCTAGCATAGTTTCTATATTAGCTAATACGTCAGCTTCGCTTTTAGCATTACTAGTAGCTGCGTTAACTAACATTCCAGTGTATTGACCAGGAAAGAATTTCTTTTTTGGGTCGTCTGCGCCGTAGATTCCCCTTATCATTGGGTCAATTTTATCAGTAGCAAACTTAGCTAAAGGGTTTGAAAAGTCTACATCCCAAGCGTTTCTAGTAGTCTTTTCATCTGTGTTTTTATATTTAGTTTTGCCGTCTAGCCCTATATTAAACTTGGACCCGTCAGCAAGAGTAACCATATAGTCTTTATCTGCTACGCCTGTTTCCTTGAGGTCGCCCCTAAAATCATCTCGCAAAGCTTGAGCATTAGACTTGCCAGATTTCATCATAGCGCCGATAGAGCGTTTACCAGCTAATCGCAAAGCCATATTTGGCAATCCTCCTCCAAGCACGTTTACTGCTTGGTTTGCCCAATCGGCCCTATCACCACGGCCACGAACAATATCTTTCATGCCAGTTTCCCACATATTACTAGCTGCTGCTGCTGCCAATGCTACGGGCAAAGCTACAGAACCAAATCCAGCTAACGTGCCCCCTGTAGTCGCTGCCCCTGTTGCGCCTGCGCCAGCTGCCGTACCACCAACCGCAGCTCCCCCAGCCGCTCCAGCTCCAGCCGCTCCAGCTCCAGCCGCTCCAGCTCCAGCGGCTCCAGCTCCAGTTGCAGCAGCGGCTCCACCGCCAGCTAGTTTACTTATTGCGTATTGAGTAGCAAGCGTACCGCCTATAGATCCCACCGCTTGTGCTAATCCGGCTTTCTGTTTCGCTGCGGCTGCGTCTGCTTGCTGCTCTTCTGGTGATTTAGGCTTTCCAAAGATAGCAGTAGTTTGGTCGTATGCTACCTGCGGAGGAAATCCATTACTTGTCAGCCAAGCGTAATAAGCATCTGGCCTGCTTCTTGCAAACTCTGGCGCTTCAGGGTGAAAGTTTTGTGCGTTAGGTTGCATTAAATCCATCCTCCAAAAGTAACTGTACCGTTACGCCCAAACTGAGTAGGCCGTGTAATACCTCCAGCAAACAATACTTTGCCGCCCTTGGTGCGCCCAAACTCTTCGTGTAGTTGCGTATCAAACTGTGGCCTTACCCCTTCTAGGCCGTGTATTTGAGCGAATCGCTCTAATATTCCCTGCTCTACTAGTTTCTCTTGGAATATGCTTGTATCAGTATCAGCAAGAAACTCGCTGTAAGCCCCATCATAATAGGTCCAAGTTACACCGCCATCAGATACGCTCCCCGTAGTATGCGTAGGAGGAGTAGCGCCTGTAGTGCCACCTGCTGTAGTGCGGTAATAATTGCCGTTGTAAAAGCAGTAGGTATTGGCTGCAAACAGTGTGCTTGTAGTCCATGTTTTAGGGACTACTGAACGGTCTGCAATATACTCAAAGATAATTATTTGCCCATTGGTCCCAGCATCAGGGGTAGGGCTTATAAACAATTCCTGGTTGGTTAATCCCCTTATTTGAAACCGCTGATATACTCTAGGTAGTACGCCGTAGCCTCTAATCTCTGCAAAGTCCTGCTCTGACATTGGTCCAAGGACTCGCCATCTGGTGCTTTGATTCCAAAAAGTGTCGTACTGATATTGAGAAAAAGCAGCTGGCAGCGGATAAGTTGCCTGACCCGCTACCAGCGTAATCGACCCCGCAGCAAAACATTTAGGCCAGGGGTAGGCTTCAAAGATGTCTCGATTGATACGCTGTGCAATAGCTAGTAGCTGCTTTGTAGTAGTTTCTGTAGAAGTAAGTATGTTTGACTCTACCGTATAACCAGCTTCATTAGCTACGTTGCGTATTATCGAGGCTATTGTCATATCCTTTTAGCCCTCCCCCTTAGTCTAGGACGTGCTACCACCTCATCCTCGTCTAGATCGTCTTGGATCACCTCCTCTTCATCAATAGCGGTTGACTTCCGTTCTGAACGAAGATCGGTGCCTTCATTGGCTTCAATACGCTGCATCAAAAGCTCTACTCTTTCCTCAAGCTTAGCGTATCTTTCTTTGTAATTATCTAACTGAACACGGAGTTTAGCTACACTATTCTGGTCTGAATTAGCAGCGTCTAAATACTCCTTAGCCATTTTGATAAATTTGCTTAAAGTGCCTAGCTTTCTGCGAGCTTCATCTGAAGCGTTAGCTACCTGCTCTACGGTCTTAAAACCAAGGTACTGAAACTCACGCATAGCGGAGCCAGGCATCATAGGCCATTCTGAAAGAGGTGTGCCGTCAGTTACAGGCTCTGAACCTGCCTTGAAAGCTGCATACTTTTCTGGATAATCCTGAATATCCTGCGGCTCTATACGTCTAACCGTAGTGTCGCCGCCTGGTATCTGGATGCTTATTGAAGGTATCTCGTCAAATATTGGACGACCCTCTTTTAGCGATTTCTCTTCATTTTCGTTGTAAGCATTAAAAAATTGCACATTTAAGCCAGCGTATCTCTTCTTCTGCTGGCCCCTTGCCATTATTTCGCTCCAATCTACTTGTGGCATAACTTGTCTCCGTAAATAGGCTTTATTGCCTACTTAAGTTATAGCACTAGCCTTCAACGACGACCACTGTATTTATCGGCGAGCCAGAGGTTTGGTAGGCTGTAATAGCTCCGGCAGGAACAAATCCAGCCTCAAAACGAATTATGTTTAGCCCTGCTGTGCTTTTAAGTACAAAGCATTTATTGGTAGAAGTTGGGGCTATTCCAGTTAAGGTTTGTCCTTCCAGTCCTATAGCTACATCAGCAGCAGAGTTGTTTTGAACCAGTAAAAACTTGCGCTCCCTATTAGCTGCAAGGATAGTAGTGCTAGTAGCAGTAGCGATTGTAGGAGTAGCGGTTGTAGTATTTCCAGCAAGAACAGGCATAAATCACCTATAAAAATAGGGGGGATTGCTCCCCCCTTTCAAAAGACTAGGTAGCCTTAGTAAACTTTAGGTAAAAGTAAGAGGTCCCGTTTGATACTACTACAAAGCAGTTAGTATCAGCATCAGCATCCTTAACTATACCTACAAACCCAGTGCCTACAGTAGCTGGCGCACCAAAAGAGGTGGTTAGCTCTGCTGCGGTTGGGGTAGTGTCGTTTACGTTATTTATGGCCATCTTGGTACGAACACCAGCAGTTGTAGCATCTACTACGGCAGGTTGTACCCCGTCGCATATCTGCACTGCATGCTCAGGTGGCATACCAAGTCCAATAAGGTTAGTAACTGTTGGCATAAACCCTCACAAAATTAGGAGGGGGTATTGCTACCCCCTCCAGTTAATTAGTTCACCTTTAAGTGACCTACAGAAAAGAGCTCTATAGCCGCTGCGCCAGTTGTAGCCTCTACGCCAACAACATAAGCAATCTTAGTTGTTGAAGCATCGTCAGCTACTCCAGCAGTTGCAGTGGTGTTAAGGTTATTCTTAGCAACGTAGCTTGCGGCTACCTTACCCTTAATTCCCTTACCAGCTCCACCTCCATGAAGTCCACCAACCCATACCCAAAGGTACTCGTTATCAGCGGCAGCTACCTGAGCTACGCCAACAAGAAGCCCCTGAGAGCCAGCGTTTGTAGTTGTTAGCATAGCAGCCTGACCATCAGCTTCGATTTTAACGAAAGCGTACTGGTCAATAGCTCCATCAGCCTGAACAAATACAAAGTCACCCTCTGGGAGAGAGCCTACAGTCCCAACCGGAGTTGGAAGAGAAACATCTACCCCTGTGAAGATTTTCTTGTAATTAACACCAAATGATCCTACCTGTGACATATTCCAATCCTCCTATTAAGCGTAAATTACACCCTGGAGAGCCGGAGCAGAGCAGCATAGGTTTCCTTCAACCAAGATTATGGTGAAGAAAGCATCCTGATCTACTGGACGATCCATAGTTGGTGCTAATGGTTTGAAATCAGCTCCACGAACCATGTCAAAGGTCCAATACTTAGTATTGAGCAATCGGCATGAGTTAGTTTCTAGAACTGAAGAGTTAAACCCTCCGTCAAACACAAAGTCGCACCCGTCATAGCTAAGAACACGGAATCCAGCCTCAGCCTTCTTAGTAGGAAGCTGAATACGCTGAATTGCAGTCATTGAGCTATGGAGGAGCTTCCATGCAGTGCGGTCCATAAGGCCAAGGTCTGGCATCTCAGAACCACGAGTTAGGCGGCTGATGACATCAGTTATGGTCTCCTGAACATTTGCTGCTGTGAGAGTTAGGTTTAGTGCGTAGTTTCTAGCGAAACTGTTACTAGCCCTATCAATTCCACCATAAGTGCCGGAAGAAGGGGAGGTCGATACAGCCTTTTTAATACCGTCAAACTCCATTCCACCGAAACCAGTACCATCACCACGAAGGGAGGTTGATACTGTGTTCTTTAGGCGCTCGATTGCAGCTTCCATCTTAGCCTCTGCCAAGTCGAGAAGAGCTTGCTCGTCTCTGTTGGCGCGCTTTTCGCGTCCGCTCATAGCTACTGGCTCGTAAGCCTGCTTAATCTTGAAGCGGAACGCAGTTAGGTCATCTATGGATGCTAGGTCTAGTGACTGGTAGCCCTGATAGAAACCGCCTACTGCCACGTCATTGTACATAACAGGCTTACGCAGCTCATCCCCACCACCGATTTTTTTAATACGACCCTTGGACTCAAGAGTAGAAGTTACTGGGTTGTGATGAAGCACAACATCAGCAATCTCATCCGACTGATCCCAAAGGGTTGCAACGATTGACTCTTCTAAATTTGCCATTGTGTTACCCTTTATAAATTAGGATAACCCGTTGGCATTATTCGCCGTGAAAACGACGCCGCAGGTTATCCCCTAATGATTTGGAGTTTAGCCTGGGAGTCCCGCTACCGGCGGAGCCAGATATTGATTTGGCAGCTTGTTTAGCCTTTTGAACCACGGCCTGCTGCTGTTCGATTACCGGCTTTGCGGTCATTTTTTGAACAAGACCGGAGAAAGTCGGATTGCCGTTAACAACGTAGTTATATGCAGTCTCTAGTACTTGCTCAGGGGAGGAATACCGCCCTGTAGCATTTAAAGCCTGAACTACTGGAGCCATCTCAGCCTCTAATTGAGACGCTGTTTCTGGGTCCCTGAATAACGGCTTGCTATTCATAAATGATGTTACAACTTGTTGGTTGTAATAATCAACAGCCTTTTTTTGTTGTTCCGATTGTATTTTCTGATAGCGCTCCTCTGCGATACGTTCAGCCTCTTCCCTGGTTAGGTACTGTGGCGCCTGTTGCTCTTGTGGTTGATAGCCTTGTAAATCTTCAAGACGCACCCCATAGGAGTCTAGCCAGTCTAGGGCTGTAGCTATTGGGTCCTGCTGCATCGCCTTATCCCAGGCGATAGCCCGCTTAGTGACATCAGTTATGGATATGCCATCTTTAGCATATTCATCCTCGTACTGCTTGATAGTTTCGTATAAACCAGCGGTATGCTTTTTTAGTTGCTCAACCTCTTGCATTTTGCGACTATAATCAGACCGTGTTTCATAAGCTCTACGGTTTAGATAGGATTGCAAGATATGAGCATTAGCCGCAGTTGGATTCAGAAACGCCTCTTTTTCCGCAGCATTCATATCAGCAGGAGGAGCCAGCGGAGTAAGCGTCTCAGCTTTTTCGACCGCTACGGGCTCGCTCTTGGTAGGCTCTGCTGTCTTGCTAGTGTTATCATCACTGCCGTTCTCGTCAGTAACGTTACTAAACTGCTGCTTCAGCGATTCTCTAATTGAAAGATTGGCAGGCTCACGATTGACTGTTACTTGCGTATCTTCTGGGGTTGATATTTCTTTATCTTCCATGTCTATACCTATCTATTATTTGGTTAGTTAGTTGTTTGGCTAGCCTGCGAGTGGATGCGCCAGATTCTTGATCTGGGATGTACCCTCTATCGTAAGCATCGCCAACCTCAATAGCTCCAGCGGCTCTATAAGCTGCTCTAAGCCTTGATTTACTGGTATAGATTTCTTTGGGATTTAATGGATTGCGAGTAGGCTCCATTTCATCTTGGATAAATAAGTCCCTTGCGTATTTCTCACGCACAATCTCTTCTATTGGGACTACTTTGTTTTGTATTTTGCAGTATTGATATAGTTTATTTTTCATCAGTCATCCTCCATCATAAGCACCATCATTAGCAATCTGATGCGTCGGAATCGTTCTTGACCTGCTATTTCTTGTCGCCTAACGGCATCTTCTGCTGCTCGTTTTGCTTCTAAAGCTTCCTGTTGTCTGCCTAATAATATCTGAGCAGCTAAATACTCTTCTAATAACTCTTCTTCTGTTTTGCGCTTTTTACGCCTTCTTTTAGAAAGAATATCAGAGGTATCAGTAGCGGGGTAGACCCATCCACCTGGTAGGCCATAAATAGCATGTAGGTAGTTTTGAAACCCTGCATTAGTCACTGTTTATTCCTACTATAGGCTGCGCTTCTGAATTGGTAGTAACCGTTCTAGTGCCTAACACTGTAGTGTCATCTGACTTGGTTACTGTCAAACTATTGGCACTAACCTGCGTATTATGTACGCCTTGAGCTACCATACCATACAAACTACGCAAGGACTCATTACCCCCTACGGGGCTTGCTTCTACGTCTGCTGTGGTCCTTTTCATTACGGTATCAGCAAGATTCTGATTGCCAGCGGTAGATAAACTGCGAGAAGTATAACTCCAAACCTCTGCTGCTGTTGCGCCAGAACCGGAGGTGCTGACTACGGTTGAGTTTGCGGATTGGATGAGGAGGGCTTGGACTCCGGCTGAGTAGGCGATGGGGTCTCCGCTTGGCCCTCCGATAAGGTTACCTCCGGCGATACGGGCGACGTAGTTGCCTGCTGGAAATTTAAGTTGCCACGCCCCCAAAAGCTCGACGGTGATACCGACCTGGACACCTGGACCGAGTTGGTCGAGACCTGATCCTTTTCCGATTCTGTCATATAAAATCCCTTCTTCTGATGCTTGTGCTAATTTAATTGAGTCATAAAGCGTAGCGCAGTCTATATCGACCACACCAGGATCTATGTCTATCAACGTAGTGTCAAAATTGAATGTAAATGGAGCGATATAATAACTCATTAGATGTCACTCACTCTTGATGCGTTAATAGTAGTTGCAGGGGCTACTACGGATATAATTGAATCAAATGGTAAGATAGGAGTTGCTCCACCATTTCTAACATCTACCCTACAGTCAAAAGTAGTATTAAAAAGTATTGTTACTGCTTCTGAAGTGCTAGTAGTAACCTTGTCAATAAACGGAACGAATACATCATCACCGGATACTATGTTTTCTATTAGAGCTGGCGATAACCCAGAGAATGTTTTAGTAGAAGTATTTACGCTAGAATAAGTATACCTAGCGTTTTTAATGCGAATTACTCCGGATGATGGAGTTTCTGCTTTAATAGTCTCTGCTACAGTTATTGATGTGGCACCTAATGATGCTGCGCTAGGGGTATACTCATCTTTAAGTATTTCTCCAGTTCCATCATCACGAGCTACTAAAACTCTATCGCCGGATACTAAATTTCCGACTGTAATGGTCGAGGTAACTGCTGGCTGATAATACGTTCCGTCATCCGACTGCATACGAGCAAAACCTGGCACCTCGTTGCCTGAGCCGTCTACAACACGAACACCCTTTAGCGCTGCGCCAGCGGAGCCGTATAGCGTACCTCTTGCCGTTTCATAATTTGTGCCCACCGCTAAAACCATCTCGGGCCATTGCATGTTGTAAAATGCAGAATCAAAACTACGAGAGTTATTAGCTAAATTGTAGTTGATAAAGTTTGCAATTTGCGCTGCCGTTTCTCCCCCTGTGGCTGTGATTGTAATTGACCAGGTCTTACCGTTCCATGTGACAGGGCTGGCTCCGTGATTTGTAACAGTAATACTTAACGCTCCTGGATTGCTTGCTGGAATTGCGCTTAGCTCTTGCGCAATTGGAATCGAGTTGTTTTTGTATGTTAGTGTGTATGGCAGTGAAAAAGAAGCGTATCCCGCTTTTCTTATACGCAAAACAATACCAGTGTCCGCTGACCACCCTGGCCGCAAATCTTGGGAGCTTGTCGCTGCGTTTGTTAAATACAATACCTTTCCATCTGTGGTTCTTATTGCCGCTAGTGTGCTACCCACTTCCGTGTTTGTAATGGTTAGTATTGGCTCCGCTATTGGATAGTAGTTAGCTTGAATATCTGCTGTTGAGGTAGTTGCGTTTATCAGTGCAAGCGAAATGTAATTGTTTCCTGTGGCTGTGGCTTCTGCTTTCACTTTAAGCCTAAAACCTGCGGCTGATACAGTTTCAGCGGCGAGGTTGGTGTTGTTTAGTGTCTTGTACGTCCCAGTAAAACCAGTTCCTGTGTCGATATCGTAAGTAATATCCAAACTGCCAGTTGATGTTATCGTTGTAGTGGTAAGAGCTGTAACGCCTAAGATTTCATCAGTTGTGATTTCATAATAATCACCTAATGTTGGAAGATAAAGATTTGTTCCGTCTCGCTCTGCGCCTGATTGCACCACCGAATCTGCAAATCTAATATCACTTACAGGAAAGACGAAAAACGCAAATCTAATCTGTGAAGTGGTTTGATTGAGCGAATTGACTACATGCTGATATGGCAAGTATTCCGTGCCACTTTGGATATTTGCCACCGCATTTCTGATTCTACTATTTGGCAATAACGGATTGATATTTCTTATCGCTGGCGTGACTGTATGCACTTGACCGCAGTAATTGTAGATTATGTCTGTAGAAGTGCTTTGCATCGTATAAAGGTCACTTCCCGTGACCGACGACAGCCAGATATTGAATAGACTTTGCTTTTTTACAGAACCGCTATTCCAAGCGTATTGGGGGCATGTTCTATTTCGATAAGAAGTTGTATTGTTTACGTCATACGGAACACTAAACGACCCCCAGTTTGACCAAATAATTTCCTCACCCGACAAATTTGCCATGTAGTCATAGCCGCTGCCGCCCATCTTTCCAAGAATGGCTTTGAAATCGTTGAAGCGCGCCTTTCTGACCGTTCCGGTCATGCCAATACCAGTACCAGTGTATGCGCTGTTTACTATGTCGATATTGACAATTCCCACATCATCAACATCAATGTTTTCGATATTATTCAAAGTAAACATCTGCTGTCCTGGCGCATAAGCTCGCAGGTTTTTTATTGTCACATCTTTGCAGTTGGAGATATTGATTGGCGATGTATTGCTAGAGCCAATTAGATTCCAAGAAATGATCGTTATGTTTTCTATGTCAACATTTGTCGATGAGTAGAAATAAGGAAAAGAGCTTGACGACACGGGAAAGAATACATCTTTGATGCGAATCTTATCGCCATACACATTAAGCATGGCGTTTTGTTGGGTTGCAGAAACTGGAGCCACCGTAATATTTTCAAACTTCCAATCTTTTGATGATGACGGATTGAGCTGCATGTACCAGCTCATGCACCCGCTCATAAATGTGCTGTTGGTGATGTAATACTTTGCTGTGTTGCGGCTATGGAAACGTCCTGCGCCGATAATCAGCTTGTCAATCTCCACATCGGCATAATCTTGACCAAACAATCGCCATGTTTGCGTGTCGGCTAAAGTTGTTGCGTAAGTGTCGTATGAGCCTGCCAACACTGTAGTTAGACAAACATTAGGCACTCGCACTTTACAGCCAGCAGGCGGGATATTGAACTGGGAATTATATCCGAGTGTGATTTGACCTGTGGTAGTTGAAGTAAACAATCTACCAAACGTGCTGTTAAATAGATTTGTTGAAACTGTTGCGCTTGGATTGTTGTTAAATGGAAATGAAACGTACCACTCGTAAACTCCGCTTCCTGCTGCTGTTTCAATCTGTACGCCTGAACAATAAATAGGTAAGTAATGCTGCAACACTTGATTTGCCACACCTGTAGTTTCGCCAATCTCAAACCAATCGCCCTGCACTCTAAGCTGGCTTCGAGCGTTGCAATATATTCCTCCAGTGGAGAAGTTGGCGGTGTAAAGTGCTGTGCCACATAAATCAATCCAGCCACGTTGCCCACCTGTAGCTGAATCTACTGTGGCTGTTGCTCCGTTTCCAAACGTAAGCACGTCATTATCGGCAATCGTTGCCACTTTCCTGCGAAACTTTACGTAGCCGCTTGCGGGCATTGCCACGCCTGCTACTAGCGGTTTTGCCACTGCATAAGCGTCCCACACGCCCAGCAGTTCGCCCACATCAACACCGCCCACTGTAACGTTGAGCGTTCCTTGTGCATCTAGTGCTGGAACATTACCTGTGGAAGCATCAAAAGGAACCCACCAAACTTCAGTGCCGTCTACAATTACTGAGCCTTCGCTAATGGTGATGGTTTGAGGAGCGGCTGCGTTTTGTGCGTAACGAGTATCGGAGTTGATTGTTAGTGTGGCACCAGAGGTGACGGTAACATTCTCGTTATGGTTTAGCGCTAAATTCGCTGTAGCGTCATAATTGCTGCTTGTTGAAACGGTAATATTAGCCATAGCTTATAACGGTACCACCACTATACTATTGCCGTAAGAAGGAAAAGCTGCACCTGTTGAATTTGTTACGGTAAAACTAGAAACAAACGCTGCGGCAAGATTGTTAAATTCTATTCTTTTCTCGCTTAAAGTTGTAGGTACATTTATCTCATAAGCTATCGTACCATCGCTGACAACAATCTCTGCTCCGCTTGTTGGTTGAAACTCAGCAAGTAAGATAACAAGTCGTACAAATAACGAATCGCCTACATCCGTAACGGTAAAAGCAGAGCTTGTCGCCCCATCTGCTAAACTATCTAATCCACTAGCATCAATTTGATATGCTGTTAAATTACTTAAATTTTGTATGCTTTCTAATGCAGTTTTAATCTGTGAAGTAGTTGCGGTGCCAATATTAGAAGCTGACAACAAAGCTGTTTGCGCTGTAGTGCTTAAATAGGATAGCAAGGCTGATGGTAATACTGGAGTAGTATCTATACTAATAGATCCGTCTGGTGGCGCTTGCGGTGTTAATGGTGGTGGAGTAACTCCTCCTCCTGGGGGACCTGTCATTGTTAATCCTCCTCATCAGCATCATTTACCTCAATACCCGATAAGTTGCCTAGCTCGTCATTTATCATGCTAGCGACTCTTTTTCCTCGTTTTGGTATGATGTTATTGATAACTACAGGCTGTTGAGTAGCGGTGCTAGTTTCTTTAGGAGTAGCTACCTGTTCCATTTGCAAGCGAACCCGCTCTAAAGCTTGGTCGGATGCTAACCTGCGCTCTTCCATTAGCTTTTCTGATTCGGATAGCCGTATCCGCATGTTTTCAAGCTCTAGTTTTTGTATCTCTAAGATATGCGCCATCTGGCTAGTTTCTTGCTTGATAAGGTTTTTATCAGCTTCAGTCTGAGCGGATGACTGAACCTTTAGCATATCAACCTGCACGGCCTGTGCTTTGATTTGCATGTCTTGCTGTTCTAAAGCTAAGCGCTGCTGCTCTAAGTATTCTTTAAACTGTTGCTCTTGTACGCGGAGCTGAGCTTCTAGCTGGTCGCGCTGCATTTTAAGCTGCTGGTCTTGGTAGGCTAGCTGATTCTTTACGGCCTTATCTTGCATCTCCATCTGAGTAGCTTGCAGCCTAGCTTGCGACTCCACCTGAGCAATTTGCATCCTGCCTTGTATTTCAAGCGTCTTGGGGTCTGGTGGTGGAGGTTGTTTAGCGGCCTCTTCTTTTGCCTTGGCAATAGCTTCAATCTCTTTGAATGCTTTGCTGAATAGTCCATCAATTTCTTTCCCGCCCTTAAAGCGTTTAATAAAGTTTTGGAAGAGGGAGAGGCTAAATTGAGCCAGGGGAGGGTACTGTTCAATAAGCCCTTTCATCTGCTCAAAGAAACCTCCAGCAGCTTGGATAAGCATAGTGCCTTCCTGCTGCTGTTGTGCTTGGTCTATTGCGACCATAGAGTCTGAAGCAATTTCAATGCGATAGTTACGTTTCGTACTATCTCTAAAGATTGCAATAATCTGTTGCTTCATTTCGTCGATTAGTTGCAACGGGTCGGGCTGTGGGGGTGCCATTGGTGGCATACCTAACTCACCTGGTGGTACACCTTCTGGACTAGGAGGTGGCGGGGGAGGTGGTGGTATGTAAATGGTAGGCTCTATAAGAGCGTCTGCATCTGCGGTCTCCATGATGCGCTCTGGGTCAAACTGCTCCGCAATAATCGTGCCAAGATGCATAATTGCATCAGATATAAACTTGCTAAACATGTTTTGGCGCACGATTAGTCCAAGGCTGGACCATTGATTTTCTAGCCTATTAGCCGTAGCGGACTTGTACTGCTCTGAGGTGCCTCGTAAGAGGTCTGATACCTTTAGAGTCTCGTAAAGCTGCTGTAAAGCGTTTTGTCTGTTCTGTTGTAAGGTGTTAAGTACGTTTACAAACTGCTCTACGGGCAGGAATTCCATTCCACCTTGTAACCCGCCTCTCCCCTTGTTAGCGGTCCAGCCGGTTACGCTAATACCTTTAAGGTCATCCTGGAAAAGCTGCTCAAGGTAATCACCCATAGCAGCATCAAACAGAAAGTTTGGCCTAATGGCTTGAGTTAGGGCATGGATACGAGTCGTGAGGCGCTCTACCTCTAGTATTTGGTCTTTAGCGTGAGCGTAATCTGACGTTGGGACAATGCTTGTAGGGTCTTGAGTCTGGCGTATAACAGCGCAAGGATAAAAACCCTCAAACTTAATTGGTGGCTCTGTTTCCTCTATAATCTCGCCATCAAAACCAAGCTGTAACCAATATACCTTATTGGTAGCTTCACACCAGATTTCCCAAACCTCGGCCTTACCTTCTAGTTTGTTTCCGTCCTTGCTGGCCTCTCGTTTTCTGATTTCGGGGACACTGTCATAACTAAGCTTATCTGCTTTTTCTTCGCCAAATAATGCCGTTGCTTGGTCCCTATCCAGGTAGGCTCTTTTGGCTTGCCATTCAATTTCTGACTCGTTTCTAGCATCTGAAGCACGGTAATCTGAGAATTGGACAACCTCAAGTATAGCTTTTTCGCTAACTTTACGCTCGACCTCAACAGACGATATAAAAATACCAGAGCTAGCTTCCTGCAAACTTTCCGTATCGCCATCATAAGGACTACCGTCACCTTGAATAAAATTGCCGTTAGGGTCTCGAATTATTGCGATTTCTTGAAAGACTTTCTCAAACTTAGGCTCGTACCTAGCCCAAAGAACCGCCTGACCTGTTAAAAGAAACTGTAATGCTGCGTTATAGCCGACCTTATCAAAGCTAAAATGGCAATCCATTGAGTACTGAGTATTACGCTCAAGGATGACGCTCCCTAGCTCATAAGGTAGCCCCCCAGCTCGTTTGCGGAGGTTTACCTCAGCTTTTGGTGTAGAGCTGTAATAGGCAGGTAATAGCGTATTTATGCAGTACCACCATACGTTTAGGCGGCGTGGAGCATCTCGTAGGGTATCAACCTCTTTATAGGCGTTAAATACCTTTATGGATTCATCTGCTGTTTTAATGAACTTTTCGTAGCGAGTATTAGCCTGATCTATCTGCTTTTTCCACCAAGTAGAGGAATATTTCTTTATCAATGGCCTTGGTGTTTTTTGCTTCATATTTGCGGCCTTTTAGCTCGTGCTCGTATCTTAGATATATAACTTTGCAGCTTAATCATACCGGAATGTAACATCTGCTCCGGCTCCTCCCATTTAGAATCAATTAACCTTGCCTTACACAAATAGCGTAAAGCATCGACAGCGTGGTCGTTACCCCTAGTATCCAAATCTTCTGGTTTTTGTTTGTCTATTGACATTGATGGTAAGGTTTCCAGCAAGTAAGGGCAAGTGGCAAAAATATAGATTAGCGGCGGGCTAGCTACTAACCTTTGTCGTATCTGCGACCATCCGGAGATACGGTCGTTATCGGCTTGTCTAAAACTAGGATGCTTATACTTAACAAAAATAGAATTAAACTGGTCGTTAATAGTAGGACCACCTTGATTGTTAAAGATGCTAGGGTCAGCAACGCAGATAGGGTTTTCATTTAGTGAAAGGGAAGCGATTCGTTCTGCTTGAGTAATGTTATCAACTCCTTTACCCCATAATTCTCGGTAGATGATGACGGATCCTTTAGGGTACGGTACCTCCTTACCATCATCAGTACGTCCAGAACTAACAGCACCCCAGATAGCAGCAAAAGGACTGTGATAACCCCAATCATAGCCCAAATAACGAGGCCAATGCTTGGGAACATTAAAAGGACTAATGATATGTTTAGAGCTAAACTCAGGAAAGTAACTTCCTTCATGGATTTCAAAATCTCCTTCTAGCCAGGCCCGTACTAACTCAGGGCTACCGACCATGTGTAGGCGGTTAATATACTCAGGGTCTCTAGCTAAAAGTATCTGATTATCAGTTACCCTACTAGGGATGTAAATATAATCAAAACTAGCGCCGTTAGGGAGCTCCTTTCTGAGCAGCTTCATTCCCTTAGGTGCCGGCTTAATAAACAAAGCCTTTAACCAGCCATGCCCAATACCACCAGGGTTAAACGTAAGGATGATTTGACCGCCGCCTTTGCCTCGTAGAGCTCCAAATAACTTCCAGATACAGCTTGGGTCAGCATAGTTACCAGCCTCTTCTATAGCGCAATCTGAGAGGTTCTGGCCCTGATACTTTTCAGCATCAGCATCATTTGCTAGAGGTCTAAAACGTAAGCGAGCACCCGAGAGGAAGGTAAACTGTTTTTTCTGGTCTTGGTAATGCGCCTTAAGTGGTAAGTATATCTGTTTGGCACGTTCAATAAGGTCATCAGCCTGGGGTAATTCTTTACGAAAAAAGATAGCATTAAAGTCAGCCCCTAACTGTTCCTGCTTAATTGCAAACTTACCTAAAACTCCGTCAGTCTTACCTCCACCTCGGGCACCGCCATAACCTACTAGCGTAATAGGGCAATTTACCAACGCCTCTTGCGGACCAGGTTGAGGAGCCCATACTACATTTACGTCTAAGTTTTCACTCATTTGCGTAAAGTTATAGCGTTTTCCCCGTAAATTCTTTCTACATTACATTTAGGGTTTTGGCAAACAAAATACTCATCAGATAAGCCAGGAAAAAAGCTAGTGTAGGGCATATCTACACCAATTTTTTTTGTGCTCAAATGCTCACACTTAGGACACCTCATAACCTCTGGCCCTGGCTCATCCTTAAAGAAGTGTTCTACCCCCATATCCTTAAATATTCCTTTTCTGTTATACGATAATTAACAACCCTAAACCTACGCTCACAAAAACGCCTACCACAAAAGACATACTCCGTGCTGGTAACAGCTACCCCGCTACCCCTACAGTGCGGGCAGATATAATACTCAATCGTCGGAGTCTTGGGTAAGGTATTTCTGGACAAACTCCTCTTTCGACATCGGCTTGGCACTAACCACGCTCCTAATCTCACCCGTTATCTCAAGAGTCTGCTGCTCGCTCCAGCCTAGTTTAGTCTTAAGTAGGTGTAACAGGATAGGGGTATTTCCATTCATAGCCTCCTCTAACGCTACCGTAGCCAACCCCTTCTGCATCTGGCTCTGGCCCTCCAAAAACGCCTCAGAATAGTACTTATCCAGCAGGTAAGGGGTAATCCTAGCTGCTAGCGCTGCGCTTGATTTTGACAGTCCTAGGCGGCCTAAATCACGAATCTGTAAGGCTAGCTGCTCATCCCTTTGGTGCTCCCTAGTCTGAGGTATCTCCCGCATTATAGGAGGTAAAATTTCAGGTGTTAAGGATTCCTGAACAGGTGATATTTCCGGATTTTTTAAAATTGGGGTCGCCCCTGTATCCGAGTCCTGTTTTAAATCGCTATCGCTCATACTTTTTATAGCCTATTAGTAGAACTTTGGTTGAATAAAGGTAATTTGGAAATTTTTGTGGGAGGTGAAGGATAT